GTTCCTCTTTCTTATGCAAATAAAGAAAAATTTGTTAAGCGTTTAACAGAACCCAGTTCGATAAGCGATAAAACACGTATTGAAATTTCTTTACCTAGAATGTCTTTTGAGCTTTTAGGTTTTGTTTATGATCCAACAAGAAGATTAAATAAAACAAACAAAAAAGTTTGTACCTCTGGTAGTAATGCAACATATATTTATTCTGAAGTGCCGTACAATTTTGTGTTTGGATTTAATGTGTTTACAAGAAATTTAGAAGAAAATTTTCAAATAATGGAACAAATATTACCGTATTTTGGACCAGAGTTTGTAATTTCTTTAAACATGAATTCTATGCAACAAGGAGTAAAAATTCCTATTTCTTTAAACACAACCACATTGACACAAGAATATGAAGGCGATTTTAGTACAAGACGATTCATTGTGAGTTCTTATCAATTTATTGCAAAATCTTATGTTTACGGAGAAATTAAGAGTAATATTCCTGTAATTGATAATGTTGATTATCAAGCTTTGAATTTAAATCTAGCAGGAATAACTTACGATACGATTAATATATCTTAATAAATAATCATATGGAATCTTCTGATATTATATCAAAAACTCTAGGAATAGAGTTTAATGCGCCCGAACCTATAAAAATAATAAAACCAGAAACTGGTATAGCTGGTACTAGTTTAGATGTGGATTTTAATTACGTTCGTGATAATATAAAAGGATTGATTGATAATGGTTCTTCAGCCGTAGATGAAATTTTAAAGGTAGCTAAAGCTGGTGATTCGCCAAGGGCGTATGAAGTTCTTGGGCAATTATTAAAGACCGTTTCTGAAATGAATAAAGATCTAATTGATTTGTATCAAAAATCTAAAGCGATCAAAAAAGAAGAAATTAAAGTTAATCACACCACAAATAATTCAATTTATGTTGGCTCTACCAGTGAATTACAAGATCTAATAAACAAAGATCGCAGTAGAAACAAGGCTCTTGACAGCCAGAAATTTTTAGACGATGGGGTATAAAAAGAAGTCAGGTTATCTTGGTAATCCTAATCTTAAAGAGATTGGTGTTTCTATTGAATTTACTAAAGAGCAGGTAGAAGAGTACATTAAGTGTGCTAACGATCCGGTGTATTTTATTAAAAAATACATCAAGATTGTGACTACGGATAAGGGTCTTGAATCCTTTCAATTATACGATTATCAAGAAGATATAGTAAACACGATTCAAAATAATCGCTTCGTTATTGCCAAGCTGCCTCGACAGACTGGTAAAACTACAACCACAGTTGCATGGATGGTTCACTATTTAATTTTTAATCAAAATGTAAACATAGCAATTCTTGCCAACAAAATGAAGACTGCTATGGAAATTATGAAGCGTTTAAAAGAAGCTTACGAGTATCTTCCAAAATGGCTTCAACACGGCGTTGTCGAGTGGAACAAGACTTCTATTCAGTTAGAAAATGGATCTCGTGTATTGGCTTCTGCCACCTCTGCTTCTGCTGTCCGTGGTGGTTCTTATAACGTAATCTTCATGGATGAGTTTGCTCACGTTCCAGCCAATATTGCGGATGAGTTTTTCAGCTCGGTATATCCCACTATTACATCCGGTCAAACCACTAAAGTCATCATAGTATCGACCCCAAACGGTTTAAACATGTTTTACAACCTGTGGCAGGGAGCGTCTAGGAAGACCGGAGAAGAAGGCAAGAACGAATATGTTCCAGTGGAAGTGCATTGGAGCCAAGTTCCTTTGTATCCGGGTGGTCCTCTTCGTGATCAAAAATGGAAAGAAAGAACCATCAAACAGTTGGGTGGTGGTTCTGGTGGTGAACAAAAGTTTAAGAGCGAATACGATTGTGATTTTATTGGATCGTCCAACACACTCATTTCTACCGCTAAACTTCACACTCTGGTATCAAAGTCTCCACAAACCAAAACAAGTGAAGGTCTTACTGTTTATGAAGAACCAAAACAAAACAGGGCCTATGTTATAACTGTAGATACGTCTAGAGGTCAGGGTAAAGATTACAGTGCAGCTATAGTGTTTGATATCACTGAGGCTCCGTATCGAATAGTAGCAAAATACAGAAATAACATAATATCCCCCATGCTTTACCCAACCATATTGGCTGCGTTGGGTAGAAAATACAACACTGCATACATGCTGGTAGAAGTAAATGATATTGGTGGACAGGTTGCAGATATTTTACATTATGATCTAGAGTACGATAATCTACTGACCAGCATGAATAAAGGCAGAAGTGGCATGGTGCTTAATGGTGGTTTTGGTAAAGGCGAAACCTTATTAGGTGTTAGAACTACTGCTGTTGTTAAAAAATTAGGATGTTCCATACTGAAGAGCCTGATAGAACAAGACAAACTGTTAATTCAAGACGAAGAAACAATAAAAGAACTGCTGTCATTCATTGCAAAATGGAACAGTTTTTCAGCGGATGATGGTCATACAGACGATTTAGTTATGTGTTTGGTTTTATTTTCTTGGGTTACTAAACAGCCGTATTTTAAAGAAATTACCAATATTGACATTAGAAAAGAGCTATTTGAAGGTGAAATTAAAAAAATAGAAGAAGACGATTGGTTTAGTTTTGGGTTTATTTCAGGTATGGATGAAGACCCAATCATAGAAAATAAGCCGTCTGACGACCAAGACAACTGGATTAAGGCTTAACTATCCAAAAATATAAATAAATACGAAAAGTAAAAATATTTTAGGAGAAAAAATGTCAGTATTTACCACACAAACCAACAATTTTACTTCCACTATTACCGGTGAAGGACCTTCTCCTTTAGTTGCGGGCGTTGTTTCTTTCAACGGTTTAGTCAATTTATTCGGCACAACCGGAACTAATGGAACGTCTGAAACTGAAATTGGTTTGATGGGTGTATCCAGTGTTAATGAATGGTTTAGCCGTCTCTACTCTAGAAGTGTAGGTTTGTCTGGTCCTACAGGTTCTTGGGCTGGCGAGTGGTGGTCGGTACACAACTATTTACAATACGGTGGTATCTGTTTCATAGGAGCAACAGGTTCTACCGGTGATTATTACAACGCAACCGGCGTTTTAGGTATTACAAACACCCCAATACACAATAAATCTCTTGCTAGAATTGATGTTGTTTTTGAAGCTGGAAATACTTTCTCTGCTGGTGCTGCCGTGAATGCCGCAATGACTAGAAAAGATTGTGTAGCCATTGTTGGTAACTACAAAAGAATTACAGGCATTCCATTAACCACAACATACGCAAATCAACAAGCAGACTTTGGTGTTACTTTTACCAGCGAAAATGTTGTGTATGTTGCTGGTAGAAAGAAATTTACTGCAGGTGTTGGCACAACAGTTAATATTTTAGAAGCAGATTTAAGCCCAGATGTTGCTGGTTGTGTGGCAAGATGTGCCAGAGACGTAAATATTTGGACTTCTCCAGCAGGAAAAACTAGAGGCCGTATTTTAGGCGTTGTTGCAATGCAACAAAACTTCAGTGAAACTGATGTGTCTTATCTGAATGCGGGAGACGTAAATCCTGTAACAGTGTTCCCAGGAGAAGGCACTTTCTTGATGGGCAATAATACTTCATTTACAGGTTCTGGTTATTTGACCAAGATAAATGGCATTTTATTGGTTGCATATCTAAGAAAACAATTAACTAGTATTGCACAAACATTCTTGTTTGAAATCAATGACACAAGAACCAGACAACGAGTTGTGGCTGCTTTAACTCCTGTTTTAGAAGGAGTAAAAACAGGAAATGGAATTTCTGATTATCGAATAGTTTGTGATGAAACAAACAATACTGCTGCTACTATTGCAGACAATAAATTAGTAATTGATGTTTACATTAATCCGTACAACACAGCAGAAACATTAGTCATTACAATTATCAATACAAACACCTCTGAAGCATTCACAGGTTAAGGAAAAATAAATGGGTAGCCATTCAATAACAGATTTTATCAACGGGTTTGGTGGTGGACACCGAATTAACAGGTTTAAAGTAACAGGCAATATTCCAACTATCAATGGCGATGGAATTAATTTAAACACTTCAACTCCAAATTATAATAGTCCTTCTTTTAAAACCGAAATTACTGATTTTCATGTTAGAGCTGCTTCTCTACCAACATCACAATTAGGTGTTATTCCTGTAAATTTTAGAGGAAGAACTGTAAATTATCCAGGAGACAGAATATATCAACCTTGGAATATAGTGATAATTGATGACAATAAAATATCAGATAAATCAACAGATAAAATATCATTATATCGAGCATTCCACGAATGGCATGAAAGAATAAACAGCCACGCAAATAATGTTTCAACATATGAAGGGATCGTGGGTTCTGGCAATAATACAAACACAGATCCAAGCCAACACTTTGCTGGTAATTCAACTCCATTAAATGGAAGAATAAGTCCTGCGTGGGCTATAGAACAACTAGATACTAATGGAGCCAAAACTATAAGAAAGTTTGAGTTGTGGAATTGTTGGCCGGTTGCTGTTGGCCCAGTTGAATTAGATATGAGCCAAGATAATGTGTTATCAACATTTGCTGTAACTATGGTGTTCAGCCACTTAAAATTTGATTTTACTACTAAAAGTACGACATTTATTTAATAGGTGAATTTATATGGAATTAGAACTATTTGGTTTTAGTATAGGCAAAAAGAAACAACAAGAAACCGTCGAGAATCGTGACGTAATCACTCCCGATTCTTATGACGGTTCTTATGTGCTAGAAACCGGTGGTGTTTTTGGTACATACGTTGATTTCTCTGGTGCAATTCGTGATGAAAATCAGATGGTTCAACACTATCGTTCAATGGCTCTTTATCCAGAAGTGGATGCTGCTATTGAAGATATTGTGAACGAAGCTGTAGTTTTAGATCAAGACAGAAAACCAGTAAAGTTAAATTTAGATCACGTAAATCTATCAGACACCATCAAAACAAAGATGTACTCTGAGTTTAATCATATACTAAAACTACTAGACTTTTCAAACCGAGCTGGCGATATTTTTCGTCGCTGGTATATTGACTCCAAGATTTTTTATTATAAGAAAGTAGATAAAAACGATCTACGAAAAGGCATTCTTGAACTGATTCCTATTGATCCAGTAAAGATTAAAAAAATCAAAAAGATTGAAAAGGATAAAGGATATTACGGAGGAATTGGGCCGTTTTCTCCCATCAAGAGTATTCAAGAGTATTACGTTTACACTGATACAGATAAAGATGCAGCATTTCCAACATCAGGTACTGGTTGGAAAATAGCACCAGATACGGTTGCTTACGCTCACTCTGGTATTATTGATTCAGCAACCAAGCGCGTTGTTGGTTATTTACAAAAAGCTGTTCGTCCTTTAAATCTGCTAAGACAAATTGAAGACGCTGTTGCTATTTACCGAATTTCTCGTGCACCAGAACGTCGTATTTTCTATGTGGACGTTGGTAATCTACCAAAGCAAAAAGCTGAACAATATCTACGTGAATTGATGAATCGATATCGTAACAAGATTCAATACGATCCTGCTACCGGTCAAATTCGTGATGAGCGTAACCATATGAGCATGCTTGAAGATTTCTGGATGCCTCGCCGTGAAGGTGGTCGTGGCACAGAAATCAGCACTCTAGACGGTGGCCAAAACCTTGGTCAGATGGAAGACGTTCTGTACCTGCAACAAAAACTGTTCAGAGCATTAGGCGTTCCACTTTCCAGAATGATGGGCGAGAGTGGTTTCAACATGGGCCGATCTGCTGAGATCACCCGAGATGAAGTCAGATTTAATAAATTTATTGATCGTCTACGCCACCGTTTCTGCACCATATTCCTAGACATTCTAAAAACTCAAGTGATCCTTAAGGGAATTATGAGTGAGGAAGACTGGAACAGAATTAATCAAGACATTACTTTCAGATTTAATAACGATTCTTACTTTACTGAATTAAAAAATAATGACATCTTGAGAGAACGATTAGACATTATTGCTGCAGTAACTCCTTACATTGGTAGATTCTTCTCTGGTGAATATATCCGAAAGAATTTCTTAAAGCAGTCTGAAGAAGAAATTTTAGAGATTGATGCTCAAATAAACAGAGAAATGCAAAAACAATTAGAAGCCCAAGAGATGCAGGCGTACCAACAAATGATGTCTGGTGAATCGCCAGAAGAAGAACAAGCTCCAGAAGAGGAAGCACCACAATGAGCATCCCAGAAAAGTTGGTAACCATGATTCTTAGAGGCCATGCAGATAAATTCAAAGCAATTCTACAAGAAGAATTACAACATCGAGCTTCTATTATCATGGAAGAAATTTACCGTATTGAAACCGGTAAACTATTAGAAAGTGCGGAACAGGCAGCACCACCAGCTGTCGTTCCTGCACCTACACCAACTCCAGTTTCTGTAAAATTCTTACCAGAAAGTGCTTATAAGCTAAGAGATGGAAATATTGGTATTCTAAGCCCAGTGGAGCGAGAAATGGTAGGTAAACTACACGAAAGTCTAAATAATGATAACAAAGAACGAATGGTAAAATTACTCTCAGAATCTCAAGAATCTTTTAACAGAATCTTGAAATTAGCAAAAGCTCAAAATAAAAAGTAAGGAAAATTATGGAAAACAGTCAAAACCTACAATCATTCATAAATTTAGTTGTTAATGAGAATCTGGCACAAGCCAAAGAAGTTCTCAATAATCAATTAAATCAAAAACTCGCTGATGCTCTAGAAAGAAAATTTGAAGAATTTGCTCCCAGCATTTTTGAAGCATTAGATCCTGTCGGCAAAGAAGACGACGATATTGACAATGACGGAGATACTGACAGCACCGACAAGTACCTAAAGAACCGCCGTGACGCTATTGGTAAGGCTATTGAAGGAGAAGATGAGGATGAAGCCGAGGACGAGGAGCAATCTGAGGAAGAAGAAGAAAGTGGGTCCGAAGAAGAAGAAGATGAGGAAGCAGATGAGGACTCAGAAGAAGATAGCGAAGATTCAGAAGAAAAGAAAGACTGAAATCAATGAAACTAATAACCGAGACAGTTGAACAAGTAGAGTTTTTAACCGAAGCAGCTGCTGACGGTGGCAAAAATTATTTCATTGAAGGTACTTTCATGCAAGCTGATACCCTTAATCGAAATAAAAGAATGTACCCAAAACACATTCTGTTAAACGAAGTTAATCGTTACACCAAAGAGTTTGTAAACAACAGCCGTGCTTTCGGTGAACTGAACCATCCAGCAGGCCCAACAGTAAATCTGGATCGAGTTGCTATCATTATTAAAGAATTTAAATGTGATGGTTCGGACGTTTACGGTAAAGCTAAAGTAATGAGTACTCCCATGGGTGAGATTGTTAAAAATCTTATTAATGAAGGTGCTCGTCTTGGAGTTTCAACTCGTGGTATGGGTTCATTAAAAGCCAAAAACGGATACAATGAAGTTCAACCTGACTTCATGCTTTCCGCTGTAGACATTGTTGCTGATCCTTCAGCTCCTAATGCGTTTGTAAACGGCATCATGGAAGGCAAAGAGTGGATCTGGGATAACGGCATGTTAGTTGAACGTCAAATTGAAGAATACCATCGAGAACTTTCCAGAGCGTCTGCTAGACAATTAGAGTCTAAAGGTATTAAACTTTTTGAAGACTTCCTAAACAAATTAAAATGAAACTACCTATAAATTCACTACAAACTTTAGTTAAAGAAGCATACGATCCAAAAAATCCTTTTGGTCCACTGTTTCCTGAATTACCAAAACCAACACCAGTAAAACCATCAGGACCGTACGTTCCAACTCCTGGTGGTGTAAAACCAAAAAATCCAAAAGTTGTAACACCTAAAACAACAGGCAAAAAACCAAATTCTGGTGTGTTACCAAGTTTAACAGGTGCGGGTGGAGCAGTTGTTGGTGGAGGCCAACTACCTTCTTTAGGAGGTTCAGTAAGTGGTATGTACGGTATAATTAAAGATGTTGCTAAAGATGTAGGAGCATTTGCTGCAACTCCACCAAGAGAGCAAATGGCAGCAACAACCGGCAGATTAGGTGGTCTAGGATTTTCTAATCAAGGTATTGAAGATCGTATGAAATACTATAAATCAGTAATTGGTGGAATAAATCCACTAGGATGGTTGGCAACTGCTGCAGGCGGTGCTGCTGGACAAGCAGCTAAAGGCGGTAGTGTTGTGGGAAGCGGATTACTTGGTGGATTGGCCAGTTTTACTAAACAATGGGCAGATGCGACCACTGAAGAACCAGCTAAATTAATGACTGCTGCTTTGTATGATCCTCGTTCATTAGGAAAAATGAAATAAAAACGTTAAAACTTAGTAAATTATAAATAAACAAGTATTAGGAAAAATAAAATGAAAAAGACACAACAACAACGACCTATAGTTCACGACACAACCGGTAAAGGCACTTTTGATGCCACTGGAAAGGGTGCTTTCCTTGGTACACTAGACACCAGTTCTATGGAAGGACTTGCTCAACGCAATCAAATGAGCCTCCGTCCAGGAAGTGCTGGTCAAGACTCCGGACAAAAAATGGCAGAACCAATTGGAGCTGAACAAGAAGAAGAGAAGAGCATGAACGAACACCTCGTTTCTTTGTTTGGTGGCGAAAATCTTTCAGAAGAATTTATGAACAAAGCTTCTGTAGTCTTTGAAGCTGCTCTTAACGAAAGAACTACCGCTATCCGCGAGCAAGTTCTTCGTGAGAGTGCTGCCATCATCGAAGAAGAAGTCAGCAAGACTGTAAACGAACTAGCTACCCGTCTAGACGAGTACCTAAGCTACGTTGTAGAAGAATGGGTCAAAGAAAACAAGCTTGCTGTAGAGTCCGGTATTCGTACCGAGATCGCTGAAAGCTTTATTGGTGGTCTAAAAAGTCTGTTTGAAACCCACTACATCGAAGTTCCAGAAAAGAAGCACGACATTCTAGAAGATCTGTTCAACGAGAACAGCCAACTAGAAGACGCACTAAACGAGCAAATCAAGGCTAACGTAGGTCTCAACAAAGAGATTGCTGCTGGCCGTGCTCGCACCATCTTCCTAGAAACTGTTGCTGATCTATCTCAAGTAGACGCTGAGAGACTTGCTTCTCTAGCTGAGAGCGTAGAATTCAACAGCCCAGAAGAGTTCCAAAACAAACTCACTATTCTCAAGGAAAATTATCTTAAGGCCGCACCCGTAGCTGCCCAAGAAATGGAAACACTTACAGAACAAAGGAACGTTGCAGTAGCATCTGAAGGCCCAATGTCTGTATATGTAAATGCTCTGTCACGTCAAGCCAAAACTTACTAAAATATAAATAACTTTAAATCAAGGAGAAACTTAAAATGTCAATGGACTTTAACAACACAACCCCCTACGATACACTCGTAGAAAAATGGAACCCTCTACTAAATCACGAGGCTATTCCAGAGATTCAAGATTCGTACAAGAAGAAGGTCACTGCCCAACTACTAGAGAACCAAGAGAAGGCTCTTCGTGAGCAATATCTAATCGAAGGTCCTGCCAACTCCATGGGTGGCAATCCTTCAACCGGTCAAGTAGGTGCAGCTTCAAGCGGCATCGCAGGTTATGACCCAATCCTAATCAGCCTAGTTCGTCGTAGCATGCCTAACCTAATGGCCTACGATCTAGCTGGTGTTCAACCAATGAGTGCACCAACCGGCCTCATCTTTGCTATGCGTTCACGCTACACCAGCCAAGGTACTCAAGGCCAAGTAAAGGGTGATGCTAACGGCGCAAGCGGCGAAGCTCTCTTCCAAGAAGTATTTGCTAAGTTCGGCGGTTCAGGTAACACCTCAGCTGGTGCTGCATTCTCAGCTACCGGTGGTATCAATCCTGTAGGCGCATCTGCTGGTTTCAGCAACCACGTTCGTGGTACCACTTTCACCATGAGTGATTTCCGTGGTCTACTAACCAGTGCTGGCGAACGAGTTGGTGAGTCGGGACAAAAACAATTCAACGAAATGGCATTCAGTATTGAGCGTCTAGCAGTAGAAGCTCGTACTCGCGCTCTAAAGGCTGAGTACACCACTGAGCTAGCACAAGATCTCAAGGCTGTTCACGGTCTTGACGCTGAGAGCGAACTTGCTAACATTCTTAGCACCGAAATTCTCAACGAAATCAACCGCGAGCTAATCTACACTCTATACCGTACTGCCAAGACTGGTGCTTACCAAGACGATATCACCACTCAAGGTACCTACGATCTAAACACCGACTCTGACGGTCGTTGGAGTGCAGAACGTTTCCGTGGTCTCATGTTCCAAATTGAACGCGAAGCCAACACCATCGCCAAGGAAACTCGTCGTGGTAAGGGCAACTTCATTGTTTGCTCAAGCGACGTAGCTTCAGCTCTCGCCATGGGTGGATTCCTAAACCTCACCCCAGCTCTACAAACCCAACTAGAAGTTGACGACACCGGCAATACCTTTGCTGGTATCCTAAACGGCAAGTTCAAGGTCTACATTGATCCATACGCTCAATTAGGCGTTGACTTCTGCATGGTTGGATATCGTGGCGCAAGCCCATACGATGCTGGCGTATTCTACTGCCCATACGTTCCGCTACAAATGGTACGTGCAGTCGATACTAGCACTTTCCAACCCAAGATTGGCTTTAAGACTCGTTACGGCATGGTAGCCAATCCATTCGCCGAGACTACCGACATCAATGCTCTCGGAAGCAACACTGTTGGTAATCAATACTACCGTATCTTCAAGGTCAGCAATCTCCACGGTAACACTGGTTTCGGTCTCTGATCTAAACCTTAACTAAAACTAACGCTAAGGGCTCCCCCTAAAAAGGGAGCCCTTTTCGTTTACATAAATATTAATATGACATCAGCATGTAACGACGCCAGTAATCCATTACTAATAAATTATTTTCAATTTGTAATGGATCGAGTTCCCAATTTGGTTTACTTTTGCCAAAGTGCAAATCTACCAGGTATTGGATTTGGTGTTGTGGATCAGCCAACAACTTTAGGCCATCCAGTTAAAGTTCCAACCGGAGCTTTTCGTTTTGAAGATTTAGAATTAACTTTTCGTGTAGACGAAAATTTAAACAATTGGATAGAACTTCAAAATTGGATTGCTACTGCTGGTAACTATTATGATGATTCCAATACTTTGCCTTATTATTCTGATACACCCGGTCAATTGATCAAAACGACAGATGCAACTCTGTTAATTACAAATAGTTCGTATCAACCTAAAATTAAAGTACACTTTAAACACGTATTTCCACAATACGTAAGTGGAATTAATTTTGTGGTAAATGCCCCAGTTTCCACCGAAGCAATTGCCACAGTTAAATTTGCGCACACAGGATATACTATAGAACGACTTGAATCTCCTTAATTATAGTGTATAATATTATTATGAACCTAGATGAATTAAAAGTAATGATTAAAAAAGATTTGGATATTGATCAAACTGCTCTTGATGCCGAATCTTCCAGAACACCCCAACTTCACAACAAATATTTGGTAATGTTTATGGATGAAAAGCTAAAATTAAAACGAATGAACAGTGAGTTATCTGTTCTTCGTAGAAACAAATGGCTTTACTATACTGGCCGAATGAGTCAAGAAGAATTAACTCAGTTTGGTTGGGAACCGTTTGAATTAAACATTTTAAAGACAGAAGCAGACGATATGATTGAATCAGATGCAGATTATATCAAAGCTTCTGAAAAGGTTAACTTTCAAGAAGAAAAGGTTAACTATTTAGAAAGTGTAATTAAAATTGTACAAAATCGTCAATGGCAAATTCGAGCCATGATTGACTGGTTAAAGTTTACTCAAGGAGTTTAATTGGCAGATATACGTATCACACAACCTGATGCTGTCGATTTAAAGGTCGAGTGTGATCGTTCTTTAGCCAGAGAACTAAACGGTTATTTTACGTTTACTGTTCCTAATTTTCAATACACTCCAGCATTTAAAAAACGTCTTTGGGATGGAAAAATTCGTCTTTTTAATTTGTACACCCAGACCATTTACGCAGGTCTGATAGACCTTGTAATCAAGTTTGCCAAAGATCGTGGGTATACTTGGGAGCATGTTCCGGTTCCATACGATACCCCGAAGCCAGAGGAAGTCAAGCAATTCATTCAAAGTTTGCCACTCAGCGCAGGCGGTAAGCCCATCCAACCTTACGATTACCAGGTAGAGGCCGTCCAACACGCTCTGAATCGATCCAGGGCCCTCCTAGTGTCTCCTACAGGCTCTGGTAAGTCCATGATGATATACCTGTTGTGCCGTTGGATGTTGGATAAGAACCCAACAGGAAAGCTACTCATAATTGTTCCAACCACCAGTCTGGTTGCTCAGATGTTGGCAGATTTTCGGGATTATTCCAAACAAGACTCGTGGAAGGCAGATCGAAACATCCATACAGTAATGTCTGGAAAAGATAAAACTTCCACCAAACGAATAATTATTTCCACTTGGCAGAGTATTTACAATCAGCCGTTCACCTACTTTGACGATTTTATGGGAGTGTTCGGAGACGAGTGCCATTTATTCAAAGCTAAATCTCTTGCGTCCATCATGAGCAAAGCTAAAAAAACCAAATACCGTATAGGCACAACCGGTACTTTGGACGGCACACAAACCCATAAACTGGTTATTGAAGGATTGTTTGGACCAACATACCACACAACCACAACCAAAAAATTAATTGATCAAGACCTGCTTTCACAAATTAATATTGATTGCTTACAACTTCAGTACTCTCCAGAAGACATTCAAACAACAAAAAAGATGACTTACGTGGACGAGATTCGTTGGGTTGTAAGTAATTCCAGACGCAATCAATTTATTAAAAACCTGTGTAGTAAGCTGACAGGCAATACTTTAGTTCTTTTTAACTTTGTGGAACTGCAAGGAAAGCCATTACACGAAATACTACAAAAGGATTCCACAAAACCGGTTTACTTTATTCACGGTCAAACTGAAGTAGACGAACGCGAACAAATTCGTAAAGCGGTAGATAAAGGATCAGATTCAATACTGTTAGCTTCTTACGGAACTTGTAGTACTGGTATCAATATTAAAAATATTCACAACGTAGTTTTTGCTTCTCCATCTAAATCTATAATTCGTGTTTTACAGTCTATTGGTCGTGGATTGCGAAGAAGTGATACTAAACAACAAATGAAATTATTTGATATTGCAGACGATCTGCGTTACAAGAGCTACACTAATCACGGAATGAACCATCTTGGTGCCAGACTAAAAATATATACTAATGAGAGATTTCCGTACAAGTTAATTTCTATTCAGTTACCAAAGGAGTCCAATGAGAAAAACATACAAGATACTCAAAATGAAATCGGGTGAAGAAATTATTGCAGACGTTCGTAAAACTAAAGACGGCCAACTTCGTCTTCACCGACCCATGGTTTTTAAGAGTATGGTTTCTTCTGATTTATTCGGAGGCATGCGAGAAATCTTTATGTTAAAAAATTGGTTGATTCTTTCATCTGAAGTAAAAACACTCATTTCACCAGATACGGTAAATGCAATTTTAGAACCAACAAAAGAAGCAAGTAATTTATACGATGCAGAAAAGATTAAAGAAGATTTTCGTTTTAATAGTGTGAAAGCAAAACGAAAAGAACCACTTTTACCTCCTCCAAATTTACCTGAAATAAAGGATCAATCTGATAGCTTTTTAGACAATCTCCAGAAGAAATTAGAGGATATGATGACTAATTTAGACGATCCTGTTGAAAATGAATCTAGCTTAAAAGATCTTGCAAAACCTCGTTTTGATGATAAAATGATATTCATGAACATGGTCTTTTCTCCCGAAGTTATCGTTGAACTTCTTCGCTCAGGAATACTTGATCGAAAAGATTTTGGTGAAATGATTAATGAAATAACCGATGAAAATGGTGAGGGCATGAACCCTAACAAATTCACCGGTGACAAGAAGGAAAATAAAAATTTGGGTAATGAGTGGACGGATTGGAATGCTGATCCGTCTTCTGAGGACTACAAGTAACTAATATTCCTTTTTACTCAGACAATATATTATATCAGGAAATTTATAGCATGTCAAGTGGAAAACCTAAAAAAGATAAATTAAAAATAAAAACAGATAAAACAATAGAAAAGAAATTAGAAAAACAATTAAATAATGATCATTACGTAGACAATAAACAATTTCTACTAGAAATGGTTAAGTGGAAAAAAGAAATAAGAGAAGCTGAAGACAGTGGAGACGATAAGCCCCCGGTTTCCGAATATATCGGAAGTTGCTTCTTAAAGATCGCAGAACGATTATGTTCAAAATCCAATTTTATGAATTATCCGTATAAGGACGAAATGATTGGAGATGGAATTGAAAATTGTTTAATGTATGCACACAATTTTAATCCACGCAAATCCAAAAATCCATTTTCTTATTTTACTCAAATAATCTATTATGCGTTTCTCCGTCGAATAGAAAGAGAAAAAAAGCAAGCTTATATAAAATTTAGATTGACAGAAGAGATGAATGATGGTACACTTCACAAGTGGTTTAAAGAAAATTACTTTGATAAATCTAATGAACGTGAAGCATTAACAGAACATTTTAATATTTCTGAACGAGATATTGAAAAGTACGAACCAAAGAAACGCAAGAAGCGTAGTAAAAATAAATCATGAAAATTGCAGTTATTGGTGATACGCACTTTGGGGCCAGAGGTGATTCTCCCCTATTCTTAAATCATTTTTTAAAGTTCTTTGAAGAACAGTTTTTTCCTTATCTCAAGGAACATGGCATCACTAAAGTACTTCATCTTGGTGATCTGTTTGATCGTAGAAAGTTTATTAACTTTAATACACTACATCACACTAAAAAGCGATTTGTGCAGTGGTTTGAAACTAATGGAGTAGAACTGCACTGTATTCTTGGTAATCATGATGTGTTTTATAAGAACACAAATCGTTTAAATTCACCCAAAGAAGTGCTGGGAGAATGTCATACATCGTTTCATCTTTACGAAGAACCAACAGAAGTGTGTTTTAATGGTGCAACCATACTAATGGTTCCTTGGTTGAATGAAGAAAACAAAGAACAGTTTTTGAAAACAATCAAGGACAGCAAAGCAACTATTCTGGCAGGCCACTTAGAATTAAGTGGTTATGAAGTTATGCCCGGAATAAAGTTTAATGAAGGCATGAGTGACAAGTTTTTAGAAAAATTTGATATGGTGCTGTCTGGGCATTTTCACAGCAAGAGTTCTAAAGGTAATGTTCATTATCTTGGTACTCAATACCAGATGACTAGTATTGATACTAATGAGGCAAAGGGATTTCACGTTTTAGACACAGAAACCCGAGAACTGCAATTTATCCAAAACCCCATGAAGATGTTTCATAATGTGGAGTGGAGAAACGGTACGCTGATTGAAGGATTTGATCCTGCACGATACAAGGGAACCTACGTCAAGGTTTTAGTTTACGAAAAGAAAAGTGAAACCAAGTTTGATCAGTTCTTGGACAGTCTTTACGCAGCAGAACCTGCCAGTGTTAGTATCATTGAAGATCTGAGTGATCGTGTCCGTGAAGAAGGTGAAGTGGATATTTCTGAGGACACACTAAGTCTAATCAACAAAGAGATTGATGGTATGGAAGCAGAAAACAAAGAAGAACTGAAGAATATTGTTCGTGAACTTTATATGGAGAGTCTAGATTGATTAATTTTAAGACTGTTCGTTTTAAGAATTTTGGTTCTTTCGGTAACACATTTACTGAAATAGAACTAGGCAAGAACGCAACCACTTTGGTGTGTGGTTCGAACGGCAACGGCAAATCGTTTGCGTTTCTTGATTCTATTTCTTTTGCATTGTTTGGAAAGCCGTTCCGAAACATGAATATTCCACAATTGGTCAATAGCATCAATAAAAAGAATTGTGTTGTTGAACTGGAATTTACTGTTGGAAAGACAGAATATAAGATTGTTCGTGGTCTTGCTCCAAAGATGTTTAAGATATTTAAAGACGGTGAGCTTTTAAACGAAGACGCCAAGAGTAAAGATTACCAAAACATCTTGGAAGAACAGATTGTAAGTATGAACCATAAAACGTTCTCTCAGGTTGTGGTTCTTGGTTCGTCTTCATTTATTCCGTTCATGCAGTTAACTCCTGCTGATCGTCGTCAAGTCATTGAGAACATTTTGGATATTGGTATCTTCTCTGAAATGAATGGCGTGCTCAAGACCAAAATCGGTACTGCCAAAGGAGTGATGCAGGCTATTGAGTCTGAACTGGTTCTTGTAAACGAAAAGGTGTCTGCCACCAAAGAGATCTTAGAATCTTACCAAAAGAATACCTCAGATCGCGTTGCAGATCGCAAGCGCACTTTGGAAGAAAATACAGAAACTATAAAGAGTATTTCAAAAGAAATTAAACAACTTCAAAGCGCAATGAAGACCCTGGAAACCGAATTAGAACCAGGAGATCAAATAAATGCCGAACTCAAGAAACAGCAGATCGTGTTGTTCAAATTGGAAAGTACTTTAGAAGGTGTACAAGAAGACATCAAGTTCTTTGAAAAGAGTCAAAGTTGCCCAACATGTAAACAGACCATTAGCAAAGAACATAAAGAACATGTGATTGCTGAGAAGACAGAAAAGGTTGAAGAACACAAGAATAGCCTGAACCGAATAAAAGAAGCAATCAATATGTCCAAAAATAATCTGAACAAGATGATAAGTGTTCAGAATAAATTAAACGATCTAATCATTAAATCATCTTCAAAAGAACAAACTGTAGAGTCTTTGGTTAAATTAAATCAAAGATTGGACGAAGAGATGTTGGCTGTTGTGGAAACTGCTGATACTCAATCTAAGATTCAAGAAAATCAAGATAAACTGTCCGAACTTTTAACCAAACAAAGCGAATTACTAAAAAAGAAACAAAAAGCTCTTGACACACTTCGTTCTTATGATAAACTGGTATTTCTGTTCAAGGACAGTGGAATCAAAGCAAAGATTGTAAAATACTATATTCCGTTAATTAACAAGTACGTGAACAAGTATTTGAACAGCATGGACTTCTACGCAAACTTCCATCTGGACGAGGAGTTTAATGAAGTCATTAAGAGTCGCCATCGTGATGAGTTCTGTTACGAGTCGTTTAGTGAAGGCGAAAA